TGGAACCGGAGAGCAATTCCTGCTCTTCCTTATCCTTGTATCCGTACAATAACTCAGTCCTGATTGTCTCTTCGAGCCCGGAGAAGTCATCGAGGATCTGCTTGGTTGCCGGAATCCAGTGAGCCAGGGTGCGGACAACTGCGGTCGCCGTGGTGAAGGTCAGCGCGGCTTCCGCCTTATCGCTAGCTTCAACCTGCGGGCTAGCGGCAGACGTGAAAGCATTGATCTTCACGTAGTCGATAGCGTTGGCCGATGTCGGGCTGGACGACAACAGGCTACGGACACGCAACTTTTTCATGGGCTGCATTTCCACGCCGCCATCGCGCTCGAACATCAACACGCCCGAAGTAGCGTTGCCGACAGCCGTGCTCGTGATCGTGGTTTTGCGTTCCAGTTCAGCCAAGCTCTTCAACTGGATGATTGCGGTGCCGCGCCCGTCGCGCTGCATCTTCAGTAGGCTCTCGTTTTCCTTGAGTTCCTGACCGAAGGTCTTGTGCTCGGTGCCCGCCGCTTTCTTTTGCAGTTGCGCGTCGATAGCATCGACCTGCTTCTGCATCGCCTCAATGGCGGTTTTGAGTTCGACTTGCATCGCACCGTGCGTCGCAGTCTGCTCCTTGCCTTTGTCAAAGGCCGCTTTCATATCGGCCTGTAATTCCGCTAGTTTTTGTTCGAGCGCGTCCATGATGGTTAATACTCCTTGATGAATTTGCGGAATGCCTCCGCACGGGCTATTGCGCTTGAGTGGTCTACCGGCTCAGGCTGGGTGATGGTCGGCGGCTCTTCGACCTTCGGCGGCTCGGCTAGAGTGCCTTCTTTGGTCTGGAGTGCCAGAATTTGTTTGCGCAGTTCCGCGATCTCCGCGTCCTGCTCGTCTGCGCTTTTGACGCGGGTAACTTGCGCGGCCGGAAGCATGGGGAAAGTCACTACGGACACCTCCCATAGCTTCAATTCGCTGATGTTTCGGACCATCCGACCTTCGACTTCGCCAAAGGCGGATTTGACAGTGGTGAAGCCGATCGACAGGCCCTTGATGAGCTTACGCTTCATCTTCCCGTACGCCTTCTGTGCGGTGGCGTCTTCCATGTCCAGTGTGCCCTTGAGCATTAGCTTGCCCTGCCACTCGGACACGGAGCCCTCGCCGATCACTTCATCGGACTTGTGCTGCCACAGAATCGGGATTGTCGGATTCTCTTGGATGGTTTTGGTGAAGGCACCCTTGGAGATTACGTCGCCGCCAAGGTCCTCGACGCCGTACACAGAGGCTATGCCGGTGAATGTGCCGTCTGCCCCAACATCCTTCACCTCAAAGTACGGTAGATACTCAGTTGCCATTGCTTGTGCCTCCGCTCCCCTTTGCGAGAATTCCCTTTTCGGCCGCCATCGGCTCGCCAGTGCCCGGTACGGTCGCCTGGTTCAACTGGATGTGGTACGCCTGCCCGGAACCATCCGGTAGAGCGTTGCGGTCCTCTAAATCGCGCACCTCATCGATATTGAGGTAGCCATTTTGCAGCGCCGTCGCGTAGCCAGCCATGCGTGTCTGAAAATCTCCACGCAACAGACCGTCCATGTTGTGCTTGAAGTAGTACCCCTTGCCCTTTTCTTCAGGAGTAAGCGCACAACGTCGAAGCGCTTTCTCCCACCTACGAATCCAAGCGGCCAGCGTGAATTTAACGAACTGCTCCGCAAGGTGCTCGGCGTTAGACGCCAGCGTGCGCGAAAGCTCGCCCACCATGTTGGGGCTGATAAGGAACCAGCGGCAGATCTCCGGGATGTTGTACTGGCGAGTCTCGATAAATTGCGCATCCTCTGGCGACAGGCCGATCTGCTTGTACGTCATCCCCGGCTCCATGATCGGGGCTTGATGCCAGTTGTCGGAGTTGCCGTAGAATCTGTTCCAGTCTTCGCGGAACTGCTTGCCCATCTCGTCGTTTTTGAATGGCAGCGTGCGCTCTAAGACGTACGGCACGCGCCCACCAGAGGCGTAGAACCTGCTCGCGTACTTATCGGCAGAGATTGCGGCACCGAGCGATTGCCGCGCCATCCCGATTACCGAATAGCCCCAGATCCCGTTACCGCCGAGCCCGCGGACGTGCAGCAAGTCCTGCGGCTTGCCGGGTACCACTGTGTATGTGCTCTCCTGCTCGTTGCCTTCCTTGACGATGTACACCAACTGCTTAGACTTGTTGCGGTCAGCCCGCACACATCCGGGCTGTATCGGCTCAAATCCGATGGCCGTCTTATCCGGGGTGCCGCGGCGCACGATGTAGGAGAAACTGTTCCCCCCGGAGACAACCTGATCCGTCTGCGTCTCGCGCCACTCCATGTCAGACATATCGGAGTTGGGCTCGTCATGGACGGCCGTATATAGCGGGTGCTTGATCTGCGGCTCCTTGCTTCCCGAAACCTCCCGCATCAACTGACACGGCATGAGTGCGACAGACTCGGAGATAATGCGCCGGCACGCCCATACTACCGACAGATTCATCGCCGTAGCGTCGGTAACCTGCTCGCCGCTCCACGATGGCCCACCGCCACCGAGGATGCTACGCAGGCGGTTTAGCTTCTGCTGCTCCAAGTTGACGGTCGTATCGAAGCCGAAGTTATCCGGCTGCTGGTATCCCTTGAGGCAAAGCGAGATAGGCTCCGCGTCGCCTGCGAGTAAGCCTCGAAATGCGTCACGGATAGCGGGAAACATTATCCGACCACCTGCAGCCCGGTGTAATTGATCGAATTATCTTCCGCCGCCATTACCATATTTATCGCCATGATTGCCGCTACCACTCCGTCAATTCGTTTGCTGCCCTTCTGTCGATCAGGCTTCACTGCCTTCAGATTCTCGTTTGCGTCCGCTTCGGCTACGGTGCAGTCCACATTCCAGCGAAGGATCGGATGCCCAGTGTGGATCAGTCGCCGTGAGAGCACCAACTCTTCCATGCGTCTCATTGGCGCGTTGAAGCTCGTGGCGCCCTGCCCGATATCCACGCACTCTAACCCCTCGCTGGTCAGATCGGACACCACATCACGGGCGCCCCAGCGATCGAAGCCTATTTGCCTGATGTCGTACTCCCGAGCCAGTTCCTTGATGCGGGCCGTAACGAAGCGCCAATCCGTCACGTTCCCCGGCGTCAACTCAACGTGTCCCTTGCGAGCCCAGTCGGCGTACTCTACGTTGTCCCGCTGCGAACGTTTTTCGACATCATCACCCGGAATCCAGAACCACGGATGGACGTACACGCGGTTTTCGACTGGCCAGGCCAGGACAAAGCACGTAAGATCGTTTACAGCCGCAAGATCTAGCCCGCCGTAGCAAGCATGGGGTCTGAGTCGCTCAAGCAGCAGGCGTCCCATCGATGCAGCGGAATCCAGATTTCTTTTGCCGATACCCATTGGTTACATGCGAGCCGTTGAAATTTCGTTTGCTCTGACGGCATCTCCAATGCCTTCTGGCAGTCTTCCCGCAGCGCGTCGAGTCGTACGATCTTGCCTAGCGTGGGGTTCGCCAGATGCCACAGGCTCTCGTCTGTCCAATCTGCGCCCTTCGGTAACTCGTAGATCATCGGCAGGTACGTCGGGTCAACCACCAGCCCGTCCCGCACCCTGCACGCATACTCATACTCGCGGCCGCATAGCGTGTATTCGTCCACGCCCGCCGTGGTGATGATTACGGTGAGCGGTTGGCGACGCGCCCTACTGCCCGATGTGAGCGCGTCGTATAGTTCCTGCTCGGGTGGTCCCCATACATGGAACTCATCGATAATAAGAACCGATGGGTTAGACCCGTGCTTGCCCTTACCCTCACTCGATAGCGCCTTGAACTTACCGCCCGTTGCGCGGTTCTTTATCTCGCGCCTGTATGCCGTGATGGTCAGCATGTCGGAAAGCTCTTCCGATGCCATAACCATATCGGCCGCCGCTTGATAGCAGACGCTAGCCTGCTCCACGTCCTTAGCCGCTACGTAAATCTCCGGGCTTGCCTCCGAATCGGCCACCAAGAAATCCAAACCAAGCGCTGCCGCTATCTGCGTCTTAGCGTTCTTGCGCGCTACAGAGAAGTACACCCGCCGAGCCAGCCGTGAGCCGTCTGCCCTGCGCCATCCGTGGACATTCGCCACCAGCTTACGGTGCGGCGGAAGCAATGCGAACCGCTCTGGCTTTCCGCTTTGCGTGGACTTGGTGAGCGTTAGCGTCTCGATGAAGTCGCAATGAAACTGCGCTTCGTCGGCGTCGAAGTAGATGCCGTCAGACTGCACGAGAAAAGGTGACCATCATGTCCGGGACAATGGCACCCCGTTCCACTAGATCAAACGTTTCACTATCAACGTGCAGGGAAACGGCCCGCTCATCCCACGATGCAATGTAATCTTGGCATCTCCAGGCATACCTGAAGCCGAAATGCCGGGAGGCGCAGGGTCCTTCAGGAAAGCCACGAGCAACTCCGGGCTAATTCGCAGGATCTTACGTCTCATCTATACTGCCCTCGATTGCCGTCGCGCTAACAGATCCGCCAGTGCGCCACCCCGCTTCTCTGCTTCTGGCTTCGTGCCAGCCCGCATCCTCGAGCCCTGCGTTCCGCCGATCATCTCGAGCCACTTCTGAAGGCGCCGATCGGCCGACTCAATCATCTTCATGGCACCGACCACGGCATCAGAACTTGCCCGCGGGTCTTCCATGATACTCTCCGCCCGCTCGATGCTGTACATGCAGCGCGCCGTACCGACGAAGGCCACGGAGTCTATCTGCTTGACTTGCACCTTGGCGGCGATGGCCCATGCCACGAGGTTGTCGTAGATCTCTTGGACGCGCTGCGGCACTGCGCCTTCGCATACCGGAGCCGTTGGAGTGGGCGCCGCGACAGGCTTGCACTGCACCATCTCAAGTACTTGATTCTTCCGGGCTTCGGCCCTGCTGCGCCTGCTGTCAGGCTCCTTGTAGCGTCCCATTTCGGTCAGTTTCGGTTTGATAACGGCTAAATTTTCGGGATTTCGGTCAGGCAAGAATGAGAG